TCCGCGATGAGGATTCTCCCCTTCAACCGGGCGAGTTCCGCGATATTGATGTGGTTGGAGGGACCCTGCAAGGCTCTTTGATGCCCCTCCCTTTCAAGGAGCCTTCAGGGACTCTTTATAACCTCCTTGGCACACTTGTAGACGCTGGACGTAGATTTGCATCTATGGCTGATATGAAGATTAGTGAGATGGGTGGCGAAACACCTGTTGGCACAACAATGGCGATTATGGAACGTGGCACTAAGGTTATGTCTGCAATTCATAAGCGTTTGCATTATTCTCAGAAAATTGAATTTAAACTACTGTCAAAGATTTTTTCAGATACTGTTCAGATGTACCCGTATAACGCAGATATGCAAATGGGTCCTGAAATCTTTGCACAGGACTTTGATGCTCGTGTAGACGTTTTACCTGTTTCTGACCCGAACATCTTCTCTATGTCTCAGCGCATTGCTTTGGCACAAACAGAGTTGCAGTTGGTTCAGTCTAATCCGCAGATACACGGTGGTCCACAAGGATTGTACCAAGCGTATCGTAAGATGTACGAAGCGTTGGGTGTAAACAATATTGATGGCATACTGCCACCTCCGCCCCCTCCTCCGCCACCCGTTAATCCATCTAAGGAAAACCAGTTGGCTTTACAGGGCGCTCCTTTGCAGGCTTTCCCAGAACAGGACCACGAGGCTCATATAGAGGCTCACATGGCTGTTATGTCTACTCCTGCCATGCAGCTTAATCCAAATGCGATTATGGCTCTACAAGGCCATATACAGGAGCATATAGGGCTACTTGCTGAAGCGCAGGCACAGCAGGAAGTTATGTCTCAGATTCCGCCAGAGCAAATGCAGATGATGCAACAACAAATGCAAATGGCTCAACAGCAAATGCAAATGGGTGGTCCACAAGGTCAGCAACCTCCGCCTGATCCTATGGCTCAGTTCAAGCCACAGATTGACGCTCTTGCGGCACAAATCATTGCTGATCTAACGGAAGAACTTGTTCAAGCGGTTACACCACCTGAACAGTCTGATCCTCTTGTTGATATTAGAAACCAAGAGCTTCAGATAAAAGCTGCTGATTTACAGCGCAAACAAACAGAATTTGAAGCCAAGCAAGAATTTGATCGTGAGAAAGAACAAAACGATGTTCTAACTGCGCAACAGAGGATTGATGTTTCAGAAGCGGCACTAGCCGATAAAACAAGAATTGCAGAGGATCGCATTCAAACACAGCGAGATATTGCGGCTCTAAACTCAAGCACAAAGGAATAGTAATATGGGATCAGTAAGAGATAAAATGGTTGAACAAATTCGTGCAGCAAAACGTGCGTCTGCTGTTGGAGAACCTGTTGTAGAAGTTGTTCAGGAAGTTCCTGTTGTAGAAATGGTAAGAGCGCGTAATGAGGATGGACACTTTGTTAAAGATGACCCAAGCACCCCAGAAAACGAAGCGTGGGTTGAGAAGCCAGCCGCAAAGCCAAAAGCCCCAAAAAAACCAGCCAAAAAGAAAAAAGCAGCAAGCAAAAAGTCTAAGTAGATTTAGCAAAATTGCAAGACCCCAGAGATTCCAAGGTATTTTCTGATTTTTTGGTATTAATACTTGTGTTTCCCGTATAATCGCATACTATATGCGGTATGGACGCACTAAATCTTGCAGAATATCTGCTAAAAAACATTCGTGAGCGCGATGTGCGTTTAAAAGACAAGCTCGCGGATGGCTCGATACAAGCATTTGACGAGTATCGGTACATCGTAGGCGAAATACGCGGAATGTCCTACGTTGAAGAAGAAATTAAAACCGCGATGAAAGGCATAGAGTACGCAGATGACTAATAAATTAGTTGTGCCAGAATATGTGGCACGGGCGCAAAAAAAGATAAATAAAAACGCAGAAATACCAAAACCTATAGAAAATGCTTTTGGTAAAGGTGCGGAGAGCAAAAACGAGCATGATCCATCTAAGATGGAAAGTTCAGCGATAGAAAGATTACCACAGCCAACAGGCTATCGTGTTCTCATTATTCCCTATTATCCTAGTGAAAAAACAAAAGGTGGCATTATTGTTCCCGATGCAATTCGTGATCGTGAATCCTTTGCTACTGTAGCGGCTTATGTCGTTAAGCTAGGTCCAGACGCATATAAAGATTCCCAAAAGTTCCCAAATGGTCCTTGGTGTAATGAAAAGGATTGGGTTCTTATAGGAAGATATGCTGGAAATAGGTTTAAAGTGGAAGGTCTTGAGGTAAGAATCATAAATGACGATAATATTATTGCGACGATTCTTGACCCCAAAGACATTTCATATGTATAAGTGAAGGGAGAACAAGGAAATGTCTATGTCTGAAGATATTCGTGAAAACGAAAAGGTTGAAGAAAATACATCTGTGGAACTTGATGATGATCAAGATACAGTTGAGGCTTCTTCAGACGATTCCAAAGAAGAAACCCGAACAAATGTTCAGGATAAATCTTCTGAAGATGAAGAATTAGATAATTATAGTCAATCTGTTCAAAAACGTATTAGAGAATTAACTGCGAAAAGACATGCTGCTGCTGAAGAAGCGCAGGCGGCTGTTCAGTATGCCCAAAACATGCAGCAAGAAAACGCTGAGATGAAACAGCGTTTGCAGCAAATGAGCGTTGGCTACAATACTGAAACAGAAGGAAGATTAAAGGCTCAAGAGTCTCAGGCTAAACGTGCTTTAGCTGAAGCTATGGAAGCAGGCGATTATGAAAAGGTTGCCGATGCTCAAGAAGCCATTTCAAAGATTGCTATAGCTAAAGAGCGTGTACGCGTTCAAAAAGCAAAAATTGCGAAACAACAGCAGGTTGAAAAGCAGCAAGCACAAGTTGCTCAACAGCAAGCTCAACAACAACCACAACAACAGCAGGCGGCTCCACAACAAGCCCCCGATCCAAAATTGCAGAGTTGGTTGGGTAAGAATGAGTGGTTTGGTCAAGATCGACTAATGACTCGTGCTGCACAAGCAATTCATGAACAATTAGTATTAGAGGAAGGCTACGACCCTACTGGTGACGATTATTATAAAGAAATCGACACTCGTATGCGTACAGAAATGCCTCAAAAGTTTAAGGAGAAACGGTCCAACGCTCAGACTGTTGCTCCCGCGTCTGGAAACGGACGGTCAGTAAAATCAGGGCGGAAGAAATCGGTGGAATTAACGCCGGGTCAAGTGGCGTTTGCCAAAAAAATGCGTATCCCATTAGATAGATATGCAAAAGAAGTTGCTCGTTTAGAGCAAAGACAGGAGTAATTGATATGGCTAATAGGACATCACGCGAAGTAGAATCGCGGGAGCGCAAAGAGCGCGTAACAGAATGGCGTCCCGGTTCAGCCTTGGATGCCCCTGAACCCCCCATCGGATATGTTCATCGTTGGATTCGTGAATCTGTGATGGAATTTGATGACAAGACAAACGTTCATAAGAAACGGCAAGAAGGCTGGGACCTCGTTCGCGCAGAGGATTACCCAGATTGGATCGGACCTGTAGTAGACGAAGGGCGTAACGCTGGTGTCATTGGCAACGGTGGACTTGTTCTCGCACGAATGCCCGTCGAATTGGTTCAGCAGCGGAAAGATCACTATAAAGGTGTGACTAAAAATCAAATGGATGCAGTGGATAATGATTGGATGCAAGAAAACAATCCAATTATGCCGAAACTTGCTCCTCAACGTAAATCTTCTGTCTCGTTCGGCTCTGGTCGAAAGGGCGGATAATCTGAAGGAAACTAAAAATGGCTAATCAAGACGCCTCTTTTGGTCTTCGTCCAGTTCGTACAAGTATTAGTTCGCAGCAGCAAAATCGCTACCGAATTGCTTCAGGCTACGGAACTGCCATCTTCCAAGGCGACATGGTCGCAATGGTAACAGGTGGTGGCATTGAGCGTGTCGCAGCAGGTGGATCAGGGTTTATCCTTGGTGTGTTTAACGGCTGCTTCTATACTGACCCAACAACTGGCAAGCCCACTTTTGCTAATAGCTACCCCGGTAGCATTTCTGCATCTGACATCATGGCTAATATTATTGATGATCCGGGTGCAACATTCGAAATTCAAGCTAATGCAGCAATGCCTGTTGCAGATTTAGCGGGTAATTTCGACATTGTTGATCAATCTCCTGTAGGTGATACCACATCTGGTACATCTCGTTTGGAGCTTGCTGTATCAACTGGTGCAACAACTGCAACATTGCCGTTGAAAGCCATAGATATTTCTCAAGACCCTGAGAACAGCGATGTTTCATCGGCAAACACTAACGTGATTGTCAAAATTAATAACCATCTGTTCAGTGGTGGAACCACTGGCTTGGCATAAGGAGATTGAGTTATGGCTATTTCACGCTCCCAACTCGTCAAAGAACTTGAGCCGGGCCTGAACGCTCTATTCGGTATGGAATATGACCGATATGAGAATCAACACGCAGAAATCTTTGATACGGAAACATCTGACCGTGCTTTTGAAGAAGAAGTTATGTTGGTCGGATTTGGGAATGCTCCCACAAAATCTGAAGGTTCTGGCGTCGAGTTCGACAGTGCAAATGAAGCGTATACTGCTCGTTATTCACACGAAACAGTTGCTCTTGCTTTCGCACTGACTGAAGAAGCAATCGAAGACAACCTGTATGATCGTCTTGGTGCGCGTTATACGAAGGCGCTTGCGCGTTCTATGGCACACACAAAGCAGGTCAAAGCGGCTGCTGTTCTAAACAATGCGTTTGACAGCAACTTTGCAGGTGGCGATGGTAAGGAACTTTGCGCAACTGATCACCCACTATCTGGTGGTGGTACGTTCCGTAATGAACCGTCAACCGCAGCAGACTTAAACGAAACTTCGCTTGAGAATGCTTTGATTGACATCTCTACTTTCGTCGATGAGCGCAATATGATTATTGCTCTGCGCGGCACCAAGTTGATTATCCCACCACAACTGCAATTCGTTGCAGATCGTTTGTTGGAATCAACATTGCGTGTTGGCACAGCCGATAATGATGTAAACGCGATTCGAAACATGGGTATGATTTCAGAAGGTTATACAATTAACCATTTCTTAACAGACCCAGATGCGTTCTTCTTAAAGACTGACGCGCCTAACGGATTTAAGCACTTTGAGCGTTCTCCAATGAGAACAAACATGGAAGCTGACTTCGATACAGGCAACATGCGCTTTAAGGCTCGTGAACGTTATAGCTTTGGCTTTAGCGACCCACGCGCAGTATTCGGTTCTCCGGGCGCATAAAATGTGATACAGTGAGGTTATCCTCCCTGTAAACTTTAAGGGGCTACTTCGGTGGCCCCTTTCTTTTTTTATAATTTATGTTATGGTTAATTTATTCCTGACAGTTGCATGGTGCGACTGACTAACCCAAGACAGGAGATTGACATGGGTACTACAACATTTAACGGACCAGTTCGGTCTGAAAACGGTTTTGAAACCGTATCTAAAAATGCGACTACTGGCGCTATTACAATTACCAGTGGATCAAAAATGGGAACTGAAGCTGCTGGCGGTGCTGGTATTGAAGGAACTGCTGCTGTCTATGTTACGCAAGTAGAGCGTTTTAAAAGCGATACTGCAACAAACGTAA